TTTATCCATATTCTTTAGTTTTTCTAGTAGACTATTGCGATCAGTAACTATGTATCCTTCTCCTTGGACGATAGATTCTCCGTCAGCTTTTCCGTCTTTATCTAGTTTTTCTTTTTTTAGTTGAAGTTCAACCATTTTTAACTTCTTATCCAACTTTGCTACTTTAGCATCAAGGTTGGTTTTGAGCATTTGGCCAGCTACTTCAAAAACTCTACCACTGTATCTTGACTCTACGTTCATACCTAGATCCATTAAATCTTCATATGCTTCCATTGCTTTATCGGCAACTTCTCCTAGTTCATTATCAGCTAATTCACCTAAGCCCCTAACTTGTGGTAATGCCGCTGATATTTTATCCATTTCAGCAATATCACGCAAGGTATCATTCTGTTGTTTTACAACTTCTTGTTTGTTCCTTGCTTTTTCTTGTTGGATAATTTCCTTTGAATCTGGAAGATCTAACAATTCTTCTAATTTTTTACTCATAGCGTGGATCCATTATATGCTACTATTATTTAGCCTTTCCTTCGGCCCTGGTGGAACAATTCCTTTTCTGTAATCACCCTAAATTTAATACCCTTAGATTTGGCATACTTGTAAGCGGCTTCCCATTTTGCCATATTTAAAACATACGATGCTTGATTATGACTATTTTTACCAATATTTTCTTTCATTGCTTGTGTGCTAGGCTTTATTTCTATTAGTTCAACTTTAGCATTTCCTTTTTTATCTTTGTATTGAATAAAAAAGTCTGGCACATATACCGTAGGCTTACCTGTGAGAGGACTTCTGTAAGGAATCTTAATAGCTTCACTTGCCCAAGCACCTATGGCAGGATTTTCATCACAAAACTTCATAAAATGAAATTCCCAACTTGATCGATATGTGGGACTTTTGTTACCTACATATTTGTCCGGATTTTTTAGTGTGTATTTCCCTTGGGCCCAACGTTTCATTGGTTACCCCATGATGTTTCGTGCTTCTGTAGGTTTCTTTGTGTCAGATACCCTATATCCAAGTGTGCTAATTTTTTGTCTATTGAAATTTAAAACTTGTGTTACGGTGTAACTTAATTGAAGTCTATCCAAACCTTTTAATGTGTCTAAAAGTTCAAAAACTTTTATTCCGTCTATCTTAGCTTGTTGTAATAAAATTGTACCAGTGCTGATTGCGGCATTTTTGTCAAATCCTTTAGACTCTAAAAAACCAATTACAGCATCTACATCATTACTTGGAAAAGCAAGTTCCTTTCCAAAATAAGTGTTAAAATATCTTCTAACTTTGCCTGCTGAGTCTTTAGACTCCTTTTTAGGTAAATTTGTATTTGACATATTTTATTCCTCTGGTAATTGATCTGGATAACTTTTATCGTCAGCGCCTGGACCAGCTTTACCATTAGGATCGCCGCCTGAACTAAATGAGTTAACTGCTTCGGCCGCACCAACTGCTAATCCGGCAACAACTAAGGATTCTAGTCCTCCTCCGCCACCGCCGCCTTTAGGAAAAGCAACGCCAGCAACTCCGCTTACATCAACTCCGGTAGCCTGACCTAATTGTCCTAATGCTCCGCCTAATAATTCTTGTCCAACTCCAGATTGTGTCAAAGATCCTAAATTTTGTGCGGTACTTGCCGCACGTAAAACAGTTCCAAAACTAACATTACCACCTTGTATATCTGCCAGTACTGATCCGCCACCTGCTAATACTCCTCCAGCACCAAGTAAGCTAGAAGCTCCGCCACCAGATAGTGAAATAGGACTAGGTGTTTTATCATAATGTTCTTCAGCAAATCCTTTTGGACCGGCTTTACCTATTGGACCTCTACTATAGTGAACAGTTTCATATTCCAATGTCATTTGATTAGCAACTGGTTCACTAAGAGAATTATCTAAGCTGTCATGTGACCAACTTGAAATTATAGGATTGATCAATGTCATCGCTGTATAACGTTTTCTTGACAGTTGGTATATTGTAATATTATTGAAAAATGGAGCAAAGCTATCGTTATCAAATCCATATCTATATTGTTTTTGTCCAAATGCTACACCTCTGTTGAATGCCGCATGATTTTTGTATTCAGGTATTGTAGGGTCTGGGGCACCAGCAGGCATAACTTTAGAATATTGTCCATCCCTGTAATAATATCTATAATATGCTTCCCACAATGCTGTTGTAACACCAAAAGCATCATCATGAAAAGTTACTGTGATTGGTTGATAATCTATTCTCTTTTGAACAACACGTTTTCTATTGTATTGGTGTTTGACATCTGTTTGAATATTATACCTTGGTAAGTCTACTGACTTAACAAGCATATTCAATTCGTTAATATGTTTTTGTGCTAATTGCGGAATTACAGACGCCGCTTCTCTATTAATATCCAAAGAAACATGATAAAGAAATTTTACTTTAGGTGAAAGCCTATGACTGTCATCTACATAAAGTCTAGCACCATGTGCGTAGTCAGCAAGAGTACCTTTAGGATTTAAAGCTCCCGATACAACGTTGTCTAAGAATCCTTTTAAAAAGTTTGCCATACTAATATTTATCTTTGGAAATTATGTGTGTATATAATGGAGATAAAAAAAGGGGCATATAGCCCCTTTTAATTTAATTTTGAGTATTATTAACCGTTACCACCGCCTGTGATAGCTGTGTTAACTGTTCTACCAATTGCTGTACCTATACCTGTACCTTGTGGAGTTTGTATAGCATTGTCATATCTGATAGCCAATTGTACAGTAACTGGTGTTGATTCAGCATAGTTCAATGTGTTGTAGTTAGCACTTTCAACATAACAGCCGTATAGTTCAAATGTTTCTAGTACACCTGGAACGTTAGCACCGTTACCACCATCTAATATTTCGATTCTAGTAACAAATTTGTAATCGCTTCCTGATGCCGCACTTGATTGTTCAAAGAAGTCTAACTGTTTCTGTAGCTGTTCACCAACGAATTTCTGTACGTTGTTGCTTACATCTTCACGTAGTGTTAAAGTAATAGGTTCCCAAGTATGTTTACCTGCTAGGTACACTCTTGAGTTGTAAATATCAACAGTCATTTGTTCGAACGAAACGTTCGGTCTAGTTACATCCATTACTTGTTTTGTAAGTTCAGTAGTTGGACTTGATACTCCGAAGTTTTCTAATGATACCCTAAAACGGTATGCCAGTTTTGGCATCAACAGTCCTTGGTTAGATGCACTCGCGTTGCTATCTAAGGGTACTGTTAACTTTGAAAGTGTTGAAATTGCCATTCTATATGCTCCTATTACTTTTATTTATCCGTTTATAGTCCTGCTATTTCTCCAGTATTTTTAAGTCTCAATGGAATGTAAATAAACTCCACTGCTTTTACTGGTTCAATAGCAATATCTACGTATAGTTCGTTTCTGTCAATTCTGCTAGGTGTATTGTTTGACTCGTCACATACAACTAAGAAGTCATATAATGCTCTTTGTGAAACAAGTTCTAACATTAAGCTATCAACTTGTGCTTTGATCTCATCACGTGTAATCTTATCATTTGGTTCAAAGATATAAGGCTTAGCAAGTTTCTTAAGTTGTGATCTTAAGTAAATTACAAGTCTTGCTACGTTGATTCTATCTAACGCACTAGCATTCCTAGCTCTTGTTTTTTGTCCAAAGTTAACTAATCCTGCTCCTGTTAAGAACGTAATTGGATTAATATTTAAAGAGTATAGTGTATCTCTTTGACCTTCGTTCAATGCGATTGATTTAAACTCTCCTTCAGAATCTACAAATCCTGCCGCACTAGCATTTGTGATGCCACCACGTCTTGTACCTGCTGGAGCAAACCATGGAAATGAAACTTGATCACTTAGTGCCAATGTTCTCATTATACCGTGGCTTGGTGGAACAACAACATTGTTACCTGCGTTGTCACTTGTAAACAAGCTAGGATAAAATACGCCTAAGTACTCGTCTCTTGTAACTAGTCCATCGTCGTTATCCTCAACAGCAAGTGCTGTGTTTGTTCCCCAGTTATTTAAAGTTGTGCCATCTGACTGTAATCTAAACGGTGAGTCACCAATAATAAATGCTGTTAAGCCTCTATCATTGTTAAGTGCCACCATTTCACCAATCAGTTCCGGATACCCTGGTGTTGCCATCACGTTGAATAATCTTGATTCATCATCTCTAATTTCTTGGTTACTGTTAACCAATGCTTGTAGAGCTTGAATGATTACTTTACGCTGTGCTTTACGTCCAAAGCTACCTTTTCCGTTTGGTTGATTAGCTGACTCAGTTACCCATCTGTGTGGATAATAAGTTGCCATGCTCACATCACCCTGTCTAATATTTTTAGCAGTTAGATCTACATAGTTTCTAACAAATTTCTTAACATTAAATCCGCTTCTACGTAGGTTCCATAACAACATACCTTTTGGATATAGTGCTGGATCTGGAGCATCAAAGTCTAAGAAGTCACTTACTAGAAGTTCTTTAATAGTTCCTTTTGGTGCTTCTCCGTTAGTTCCATTTGTACCACCGCTTGTTCCAAATCTTGCGTCAGCAAATAAAATACCATCTTCAGTAGTTTGATCACCTTCGTCAACTGCTAACCATTTTTGAAGATCAGCGTTGTACTTGTAAACTTCTGGATAGCTTTCTAAGTCTGCTGTTGAAATCCAAAGATCACCAGTTACCAATGGTGTAGTATCTGATTGTTGTGTAGGTTCAGTAGCACTTACGATTGGTCCTTCTGGATCAGTTGAAGCGTAAACGTTTTGATAACCTCTCCATGTAGTTCCGTCATGTACCAACATGTCTACTTCGTCAACAATAGAGCTATACCATAGTCTTCCGTTTGTTGTTAATGATGTTGGAGCATTTGGTCCAGCATTGTAAGTTGATATTTTCCAATTAGAAGCATGGAAGTCATATGCTGAATCACCTGCTGGAGCTGTATAAAGATTTGCTGTACCTAACTTAGTTGTGTAATTATAAGCAGTAAATCCTGCGTTAGCAAAAGCACTACTTGTATCTTTAATACGCATCTCGCCACCATCGTTGTGTTCAATTACTAGTCTGTTACTAGCATCAACACTTGCTCTAATGTTATTAAAGCCATGAGCGTTAATAGCGTCAGCAAATAAGTCAGCATCAGTAGTTGCTCCTGTTGCTGTAAATGCTAAAGCAACTCCTGAATCAAGTGCCGCTTGTCCTGGTTTACTTTCAGCTAATGTAAAGTTAAAAGTTCCTGCCGCAAAAGTACTTGCTGTAATTACCTCAGAAGTAATAGTTGTATTTCCTGATGCGTTTCTAGCAAAAATTGTAAAATCAAATTCTTCATTTTCTGCTAGTGTTGTATGTGCTTGGATATAACAGTCACCTAATGCTAGGTTAACACCGCCACCTGATTTATCAAGATTGAATAATGCTTCTTGATGAGTTTTGTATAGTGGTGCGTTTTTATCTTCCCATAGTCCAGTAGTTCCGTTATAAACTTTAATTTTATATTGAGCACCTAAATTAGCATCTGTTGTCTTTAACCAAACCGAACCTGACGGTCTTGATTTTGTGTCAGCTGTTTTAAATGCTGGAACAGAAGTATGTGGAGCAATCTCAAAAGCTGGTGCGTAGTAAGTACCAGCAGTTATTCCTAAGTCTGCTAACAATGTGCCAGTTTGTCCAGCCGTGATGTTAATGGCACCATCGTCGTCTGTTGAACCGTCAGTTGTTGAACTTCCGTCACTGTAAATATTTAATTTTCCGTCTACTACCTTAGCAGAAACACCTGTAATTCCAGCATTGGTAATCGCTGTAACCATATCAGCAACTGCTGTACCACCTATTGCTACAGTGGTTCCGTTAATGATAATAGTTTGTAAATTTGTCAATGTTGGATTAGCAACTGTGCCTTGTATTGTTGGCCAGCTTTTTACCCAATCAGCTGTTCCTATCTTCACCCATGATCCTGAGGTGTTTTTGTAGTAAACCTTATTAGTTGTTGTAGTAGTTACAACAGCATAGTCTCCAACTGCGCCTACTGCGCCTTTTGGAATACCTGTATTGCTGTTTCCGACTAGCTGTGTTTTTGAAGTAATTACTAGCGGTACTTTATTAGTAAATGCTTGTCCGCCTGTTACTGTAACAGCATTTCCGTTCCATTCAAAAATTCCATATTTTGTTAATGCTGTATCAAACCAATAAGTTCCGTTAGCTGGAGCCGCCGCTGGAGCACTAGCACTTGGCTGTATTTCGTTAAGATCAATATCTGCTCTTGTAACGAATGCTCTATTAGCTACACCTAAGAAAGAATATGCCGCTTGTAGACCATATTCATTTAGCTCGCCGCCATTTATTGGATTGTTGTTATTATCTGTTTCGAAGACTGGATCTCCGAACTTATCAGACAGGTCTCTCTGTGATGTAATCAACTGAGGTACACCTGCGTTTGCTTTTGTTGTGCCACTTGCTGTTCCGGTTCCTGCCGCGTTTGTTTTGTCCTGTCTAGAAACAACAAACACCATAGGAGTCATTCCTGGTTCAGCTGGGGTGTAAAAACTTTCGTCAAT